CGGGTGTCCATCGCCTTCATCGCAAATTCGACACCGGCGACGGCCTTGGAGGCAGGCACGCCGTGAGATTCCAAGTCGGCGAGGAAGTGCCCGGCCTGCTCGATGTTCATGCCCGCTTCCAGCAGCGTTGGCCCCGCCTGGTTCAGGGTGTTGACCAGGTCGCCCAGCGGAATGTTGGCGGCGATGGCCGATTGGGTCAACGAAGCCAGCGCATCGTCGGCGGCCTTGGCTCCCTGCACCCCGAACAGCACGAACTCGGCGGACAGACGGTTGATGTCCAGCGAGCCGAAGCGATCCCGCAGCATCTCGACATCCGCAGTGAGTTTGTCGAGGGCGGGGCCAGCGGCCTCATGCAGGCGACTGGACAGGGTGGCCATATCGGAGCCGACCTTGTCGATGGCGGTGTCCAGGGTGCCGACCAGTGCATCAGCGTGGGACTTGAGGTCATCGAAGGCCTGGCCGGTGGCCGTGGTGGTCAGGGCAATGCTGCGGTTGATGTTCTCGAACTTCTCGGCGATGTCCACCAGGGCGAAGGCGGCGGCGCTGATACCGGCGACCAGGGCCGCTCCGATGGCCGCTCCGGCGATCTCCGCCTGCTTCTGGATCTTCTCGAAATTGGCCATCACGGCCTCATCGACGTTGGCGGCTTCCAGGCGGCGTTTGATGGCCTCGCCGAGTACGCCGCCGATGTTCTCCCCACTGCGCTCAAAATGGCGTTCCAGGGTGCGGGAGACCTCCTCCATGGAGGACTCGTTGAGCCGGGCCAGGACATCAATGTGAATCGCCATCAGTCCTCGCCACCCTGGTCGATCATGGCGTAGAGATGCTCACGGGCTTCCTCAGCCTCCGAGGCACGGTCGGCGGCCTCCTCAACCTTGGAGCGGGGCAGGAACAAGCGAGATCCCCAATCTTCGGAGTTGGTATTGGGCACCATCCCGGCCCGCAGGATGGCGGTCTCGTTGGCGGTCTGGCGCAGCGCCCATTCGTTCTCGGAGGGTTCACCCCGGCGCAGGGCGGTCTTGAGCCGACCCTCCTCCGGCATCCACTCGCACAGCTCCAGCAGCTCGTGGGAGCACATCCGGCCCTGGTGCCAGTCGGCGATCCGACGGTGGTGGTACTGGGAGAGATCGGAGGCTATCTCACCTGCGTAGCGACACCACAGGCCGAGTGCTGCCATTACTTTTGGGATCGGCATCAGCCCGATTGGCCAGGTCGAGTCCCTGCTGGTTCCAGATGGCCCAGATGTCGGCGGCGTTCTTCCCGGCCTTGCGGAGTTTGGCGTACAGCTCCTCACCCAGGCAGACCTGGACCACCCGTACCGAGTGCGGGGGCTTGACCAGCTGCCCGTCCTTGCGGTGGGGAAGCAGAATGCGACCCTTGCGGGTCTCCTCCGGGAGGATCACCCCGTTGTCCAGCGTCTGCTGGGGGATGTAGACATCGGGTTCGCGGTCGTAGCCCTCCTCCTCGAACATCAGCTCCTCGTAGGCCTCCTGGTGCTCGTCATCGAGCATGTTGAGGTTGGGGTGCGGCGGGATCTGGACGATCTCGGTGGCACCCTCCGGGTAGTTCAGCTCCAATGACGTGGGCGCAAAGACGCTGCCGTAGGCATCGGCCTGGTCGCGGGCCCTGCGGGCCGCATCGGGGCGCTGAGAGGCCATTACGAGCCACCGATGGCCGACCAGCCGTCACCGGCGGTCCACACCGAGTAGTACGCGGGCACCAGCTCGGTGGAGCTGGGGTCGGCGGCGTCCTTGCCCACGTGGAACGGGTCGGGCAGCACGGTGTAGGTCAGGGACGGGGCGTCGGCGTTGACCTTGTCGCGCTTGACGTTGCCGATGTCGGTGAGCTTGCACAGGCTGTAGCCCTCGGCGGTGTAGATGAACTTGCCCGCCGCCTTGCGGCGGCCAAACAGGCAGACGATCTGGCGGTCGATGGAGTCGGCGTCGGTGGGCTTGGACACGATGTAGGGGTTGTCCACACCGGGCAGCTCGGTGATGCTGGTGCCGTCGGGCGCAGATAGCGGTAGGTTCATGCGGAGTCGCCGCAGGAGCGGATTTAACGCCTGAACTGCCGTGAATTGAAGGGTCAGACCCTCGCCAGTGAGGTCAGTGTCGAAGGGAAAATTCGACTGCAGGATCATGGCGTCGTCGTGCTTGATGCTGGCCTTGCGGTCTGCGCCACCCTTCTCGTCAATGGCACCCACCATGAAGAACCCGTCGTTGGGGGTGGTGGGGTTGGCCTCCCACACCCCGTTGACCAGGGTCTGGGCCAGCAGGTCTTTGCGGATCTGCCCGTCATCGGCGAACGGGGACCAACCGGCGACCAGGGTGCCTGCGGTGGTTCCAGCCTTCCAAGGGCTGATGTCGGTGGCCGAACCCTGGTTGTCCCTGATCAGGACGGCGGCCAGCGGACCACGATCATAGAGCCGATTATCGAAATCCGTCACACCTGCCTGCTTCCATGGGACGCCGGTGGTGGGTGCGGGAGGAGCGGTCATGGTGATTGTTTCCCTTCGGTTAGGTGGCGGGGACGTAGTACAGGCCGATGTCGTAGCGGCCCATGGTGCGAAGAATTTGGGTGTCCTCGTAGAGCAGGAAGCGGGGAGCCTCCGCACAGCTGCAGTAGTCGACGCCGATCTGCGTGCCATCGGGCAGCGTGAAGGTGTCGTTGTGCACGATGAGTTCGTTCATCCGGCGCTTGGTCAGGCGCATCTCGGTGCGGGCGGCCTCGTAGCCCAGGTTCCGGTCGGTCAGGGTGTCCACCTGCATGAGCAGATCGGCGGTGCCATAGATCGGGTCCTCGTGGCCACCGACCTGGCCGATCAGGGTGAACGGGAGTGGGTCACCGGTGACCCTGGCGATGGCGGTGGGCCGCAGCGGTTGGAACCAGGCGACCAGCACCTGCTCCCCGTCGAGTGCCTCGGAATCCAGCAGCTCGACGGGGAGAGTCATCAGTCCACGTCCTTCTGGATCTTTTTCTGGGTGGCCCCGAACACGCCCGCCCCCGGATAGCCACGGCTGCCGTACTCGACGTACTGGCTGTAGTGGTGGCCGTCGGGTTCGACGGCGTCGGAGTAAATCTGGGCTGCGGGCAGACCGTCCTTGTCGGGGATCTGCTTGGAGATGATGGATTCCTTGAAGGTGCCCGGAGCCGCGTCCCGGTCCACCCCGACCGGGGAGAGGGACTTGGCGTATTCCGCACCCTGCTCGGCGATGTGATCCACCTCGTGGCGGATCTCCTCGCGGCTCTCGGCGGTGCGCATCCCGATGTTGATGTCGTCCAGCGCCTCTTGGTAGATGCTGGTGCCTGCCATCAGTGCCCCGCCGTCTGCCGTTCGGAGATGATCGTCATATGGGAGGGCCGATCCGCCATGTCGAAGTTGGGCGCGGCGGTGCCCATGATGATGAACGTCTGACCGTGCACGATCATGTGGTCGCCGGGCTTGACGGCCAGGGTGGTGGCGTTGATCGGGGTGGTGGTGCGCCAGGAGTTGGTGCCCACCACGATGCCGACCTCACGGTACTGCCGGTGCATGTCGCGCACGGCGGTCTCGGGGACGGGCCGGTGCAGACAGCCGTATACGTCAGTGGAGCTGGTCGAGTCAGGAGCCGGGATCAGCATCCCCGAGGCGTCCCGCGTGCCGGTGGGCGTGTAGGACACGAAGGTGATGGTGGTGCCTGCCAGCGCCGTCATACCCAGCCCCAGAGCAGTCGGTAGCGGGCCAGGATGGGCTCGATGGCGGGCAGCATCGGGGTGGCCGACCACTTGTAGGTCACGTCGTCCACCTGCTTGTGAGTCAGCTCCGAGTCAGGACGCCCGACCACGCTCATGGTGCTCATCTGATCGACCAGTCCCAGGATGGCCTGCCGCCAGTCCATCGCCTGCTCCACGGTGAACCCGTGGTCCAGGGTGATGACGGTCTGGGCCCCCAGGATCGAGGACCAGCAGCCGTGACGGCGGATCAGCAGCCAGGGCACCTGGGCCGAGGTGAAGACATCGCCGGTCATCGGGGTGAGGTCCAGCGTGTTGCCGTTATCGACCACCGAGGTGAGGTTGACGATGTTCTGGGTGGGCAGCCGCAGCTTGC